GTAAATCATAATTAGCTGCAAGGTATTGGTTTAACTGCGTGTTCTTTACGCTGTCGCCCATGTCTAGCATCGCGTCAGTCACTTCAGAACCTCTGCCAGACTTTAGCATGTTCAATATCTGATCGCCGCGATCTGCAACATCAGAGGCAACTGTTAATAAACCTGCACTTTTTGATGCGTTGGCAGAAAGTGTGTTGCCCTCATATTGTTCTAAGAAGTCAACCAAATCTTGGCCAGTAAGAGAATATTTTGGCTCAACGCTTTCTCTTGTAACTAACTCATTTCTCTCAATCCCAAAGGGATACCGACCAACTCCATCGCCGCCATACTCATAAAGATCGCTAGCATAAAGAGGCATCTTTTCGCCTGACAAATTAGAAACTTCAGAGCCTTCGTAGTCTATACCTTCCTCTGGTATTCTATAAACTGTGTCTGCGTACTCATCAGCATCTGCAATAGATAAGTGACCATATTTGCGAATATCATCAACAGTCACATCATTTACACTTTTGCCTGCCGCTCTCGCTGTTTTCATCTTTACCCAATCTGGCTGTTCGCTCCACCAAGCAGCCATAGGCATATCATCTAAAAAGTTAGGATCATCTGTTGCGCCTTCGGCAATTTCTTTGACCCAAGGGCCATATTGCGGCTCAACTCCATATTTGTTTATCTCGTCAAATTGATCTGCCTGACTTGAATGGAAAATTCCTCGTCCAGATCGAGCAAGCTCAAGAGCATCCTCTACTGAGCCTCCATCTCTGCCAAAAAAAGCGCGGGTAGTTAATGGGTCATAATCAAGGACGCCACGACCAGCCGCAGCTCCACCACCGAGCATAGCAGAACCAGCAGTCCCGAACGCCTCGCCAACCATATCCTCCTGCGGTATTAGATTTTGCGACGCAGCACGAGGCGCATCAACGCCACGCACAATCGGTTCAAGCAATCCCGCAATCAAAGGCATAACACCCTCATAACGCAGCGTGTCAGTCCCCATCACAGGCTCTTTTGACAGCAAACCACCCAAGACAGGCCGACGCCCCTGATCTTGCAGCATCTGATCGCGCTCACGCATGTATTCAAACAAACCAGAAGCTAAGCCACCAAAAGCAGTTTCTTCTCGTGCGCGTCTAAGCTCTTCTGCCGTCGCCATCTAACAATCCCATGCCTTGCGCGACCAGTAGTTGGCGCTCAGTTTACTCGATTTGCCCTTAATACCACCAGACCGTGCGCAATACGACTTCTTACGCCCTGGCTGATCTTTCTTAATGCTCATATTCGGATCGCCAAAGTTAATCTTGCGCACTTGATCGCCCTCAACCGCCAGAACTTCAAACTTCTTAGGCCCACCACGGCGCGGCTTGTTGATCGCCGTAAAGCCGTGGCGCTTCTTGGCGGCTGCAATCTTTTCTGCGCGTGTCTTTGGCATTTATCCACCCATCGCTGCAACGTAATCGGGCATGTATCTTGTAATATTAGCCGCTGACGGCTCAAGACCGCGAGACCGCAAATAATCACGAATCGTCATTGGGCTTGTAACTGTTGGCGTAGGGGCGGGCGGGGCAGTTACGTCAAAACCACCACCCACACCATAAGGATTAACCATACTTAACGGCGCAGTCACGTCAAAGCCGCCCCCAACACCATACGGATTAACCCTTTGTGGAGGTGCAGTCACATCAAAACCGCCACCTACGCTGTAGGGATTTGTTTGCACAGGCGGGGCAGTCACATCAAAACCACCGCCAACTGCATATGGATTTACTAGCGTAACTGTAGACCTATCACCACCCGCCGCATCAATCACACCGCCACCAGTCGGCGCAGGCGCAGCAGGTGCTTGGCTGAACGGAACAGTATCACCACCTCGATACGCCTCCATAGGCATAAACGCACGAGGCCGATCCTGACCATAAGGCGAAACACCCGCAGCATTCAGCAAACCACCCGCCAAACGAGCCGTGCCAAAACCACCCTCAAAAGTAGGCCCAGCAGCATTCGCACCGCCGCCGTTAATCATATCAATATACCAAGGAACATAATCCCCAGTATTCTGATCGTCATATCCATAAAAGCTGTCAGGCGCATTTGCCTTCTGCATCGTCTTGTAATCAGCAGACCCCTTCTTCGCCATAGGATTAACAGACTTGCCGCCGCCCTTGCCACTCGCAGCAGGCTTATCACCGCCACCACCGCCAGAATTAGCACGCGCAACGATCTTGCTAAATTCCTCGTCCTTTGGACGCAACTTCGGTCTAATCGCCATTACTTCTTAGCCTTCTTCGGTTTCTTGGCAGTCTTAGCAGCAGCCTTAAACGCCTTGGCAGTCGGCGCTCCCTTGCTGCCCGGTTTGCGCATCTTTTCGCCAGAGCCAGCAGCAATGCGTTTGCGCTTAGCGTGTATGTTCGCATACAGACCCTTTTTAGCTCCAGGCATCACTTCATCCGCGTTTTCATCTTGCAACGACCCGCACGAGCGCACTCTTTCGGATTGGGGCAGCCCTTGCAAGGCTTGAACTTCGGAGCAGCCGCCATTTTCTTCATGCCGCCCATCTTTTTACCATATGCCATAAAAACCTCCTATGTTGCCACGACCATATCACACTAAGCAATTCCGCGCAAATTCCTTCTAATCTCACCACGCCAAGACGTCATAGGCCCAGACAGCGCCATCGCCGCATCAGACGCCATCGTCAAACAAACAGCATCCGCTAAGTCAGGCGACCTCAAACCACGACGCCGCATCTGATCCTTACTCTCAGCCGCCATCTTGCCAGACGACGTGAACGAATACCGAATACCAGTCAGATCAGCCAACAACTCATCATCTTGCGGCAACTTACACCCTCGATCCTCCAGCCAAGCTTTCGTCTTAAACCACAATTCAGTCCTCAAATTATTATACGTCTCACCCATACTCGGACTTTCAGCCACATTCACACCCCTCACAGGCGCTCCCAGCTCACGCAAACGATCAACAACGCCAGAACCCACGCCAATGCTGTCAACCAATATCTCTGACGGCCTGCTGCTCGGGTTCAAAGCCTCATACTCCGCCATCACTCGACCAACAGTCTGCATCAAGTCCAATCCACGCCAGCTCTTTATTTCAGTAATCACCGAACCAACACGCTTGCAAAACGCCGTCCTATCACTCCCAAACCGCGCAGGGTCAACAGCCCAAACAGGCCGACGCTCATCATCCAAATCAATATCCCGGTTCATCGCAGCATCAACCAAATGAAACGGTATAATCGTGTCGTCATCAGCTAATGGAAACTCACCCAAAACACGAATACGAAACGCATTGCTCTCCTCCCCATACCGCTCACGCATCTCGTCAACGAACTCATCCGACACCAACGGACTGTCAACGCAGCTCCAACGCTGCGTCCACCAGCTCCCCGCCATCCGCGTCTGGCTCTCATAAAACGTCCCAGTCGAGCGCGTCGGGTTGCTAAGCAAGATTGTCGTAGCATTGTGACCCGACATACTACCAGCAGCAGCCTCAAACACCTTCTCAGGCACACCAGACGCCTCATCCACAACCAACAAAACATTATCGCTGTGTACACCCGCCAAAGCCTCGGGCGTCTCAGCACGCGACGTTCTGGCAGATATAAACATCTCAGACGGCGCAGCCGCCAACTCAACACGATCACTCTTAACCGTCAGCAAATCCTGTATAGGCTTCGGCAACTCACCAATCCAACGTTTCAACTCAGCAAACAAAGCATCAAAAAGCTGACCACTCGTCGGAGCCGTCACAACAACCTTATTAGGAAAACGCATCAGCAAATACCACAGCATCGCCCACGAGGCAGACGTGGACTTACCAGTACCATGACCTGACCGAATACTAATCTTCCGCTCACCGCTCGATATAGCCTCCAAAAACTCCGCCTGATAAGCCAAAGGCTCAGCACCCAAAACCTCCCTCACGAACAGAACAGGGTCATCCATGTACTGTAACGTAAACTCCTCAAACGGATTGGCCTCACTCATCGCTAATAACCCTCATCTCTCGATCACGATCCTCTGCCATCAATGCCTGGCGATCTACGCTGATCTTGCGCAACGCATCCAAATGCAAATCACCCAAATTCAACGTAATCTCAGTCTTCGGCCCAGACCCATAACGATCCCTGTTCAATCCCGCAGCCATAGCCCTCCGAATGTTAATCTGCTCACGAACCGCAGAAATCTGCGCCTGACTGCTGTTCGCACCCAAAGCATCCGCACGATCCATGCTATCCTCCATCAACGCATCCGCAGCCTCCGTCTGAGCCTTGTCCAACGCAGCAGCATACTCAGGAACCTCACGCAACGTCTTGCTTAAATAAGACCGACTGCAATCCCACTCCTCACGCGCCCAAACCAAAATTGACTTGCCCGACGCAATCACGTCAAAAACATGATCCGCACCGCCATTCTTAGCCACATCAGCAAGTATTCTCTTCTTTAACGCTTTTCCCGCCATATCGCCTCGCTTTCTCAATTTTTAAAATTTTAGACGATGCTAGCAGTTCTGGCAATAGGGGGGAGGGGGGGCTGTTGTGGCAGTCGTGTCTGCGTTTTTCTACACACACACGCCCCCCTGTTGCGCGGCGGCGGGGGGGGTCTTTTGCACAGCTATGCAACATCTGATAAGGCGTATTATGTTAAATTATTATGCAAATCCTTTAATATCAATAACTTACAGGCAGCTCAGGCTGCTGAGAAGCCATGCAAGCCACGCAAACCACAACATATAGTATGCCCAACCTTGTAATTGAACGAGCGTTCAGGTATCCGCGCGTGCGTATGCGCTGCGGCGTTCCTGTGTGTCTCAGCGCGTTAATGATGGATGCCGAATGCTTCGCTGTTTTCAAGATACTCTTTCATCGCCATGCTGAGTGCCACAGCCATGAGCTGCTTGTCAGCCCCACCGAGTATGCGTTCATTGATTAACCACAACACCTCTGCAACCTCTGCATCTAGCTCGTCCTGATCAATGTCCTGATCGTATGCCACAACGTATGTACTCATGCGCTCACGCTACAAACAAAAAAGGTCTGGCGCAATGCCAGACCAGTTTGTGAGGCAGATCGTGC